CGAACGACTACAAGATTCTGTCGCAGACCATAACGGCCTGCGGGGTGGACCGCCCCATTCACGCGCGCCTGACGGGGAACGGTACGCAGGCGACGGCGGCGGGGAATACATAGACTTCAAGAATCCGAAATGGGTTCACCAGCCCCTAGTCCAATCCATTGTAGACGAGATGAACGGCAAGGGAACGTGCCCGACGAATTGGAAGAACGGGCTTAGGGCGGAGCGGGTCAGAGCGGAGATTTTAGGCGCGTGAACGACGCTTTCCTGGTTCTCCCACAAGACCGCCTATCAGCTATCCAATGGTATTCCGACAAGCTGCTTGAGGCGGAGAAACAGGGGCCGGACTTTCTCCACGAAGCCGAGCGATGGCTTGCCAGGAACGACCTGTTTTATCTTCTGGTCGCCGTTCTCAAGCGCAAGGACATAAACCGGGACTGGCTGTTCGCTCGTTGCAGAGAAGTTCAGGAAAGGCCGAACGGCTACATTGACCTATGGTTTCGAGAGGCCGGTAAGTCGAGCATCATCACGGTTGGCCTGACGATACAGGACATATTGAATGATCCGACCGTGACGGTTGGGATATTCAGCCACACGCGCCCTATAGCGAAGGGCTTCCTGCGTCAGATCAAGCGCGAGTTCGAGGGCAATAAAGACCTTCTCAGATTGTTTCCTGAAATTGTTTGGAAAGACCCGCAGCACCAGAGCCCGAAATGGTCGGAAGATGACGGTATAATTGTCCGCCGACCGGAGAATCTAAAAGAGGCGACGGTCGAGGCATGGGGCCTTGTTGACGGACAACCCACTGGCAAACACTTCAAGACGCTTCTCTATGACGACGTGGTGACTGAAAAATCCGTCACCAACCCCGAGATGATTCAGAAAACCACGGATGCGTGGGCGTTGAGTCTGAACCTTGGAACGGATGGAGGCCGCCGTCGGACCATCGGCACGTTCTATCACAGCCTAGACACCTACCACACAATGATTGAGCGCCAAGCGGCCAAGCCAAGGATTTATCCGGCGACTGTTGACGGCACGGCCGACGGTGAGCCTGTTTTATTTACCAGGGAAGCACTGCGAAACAAGCGCAGGGATATGGGACCATATATTTTTGGCGCGCAGATGCTTCTCAACCCGGTTGCCGACAAGGCTCAGGGGTTTATGAAAGACTGGCTCCGCTTCTGGCCGGCGCGGAACACACAAGGTCTAAACAAATACATCGTCTGCGACCCGGCGAATCAGAAGAAGGACAGCGCGGACTACACCTTCATGGCGGTTCTCGGGATCGGGGAGGATGAGAACTACAACATCATCGACATGGTGCGGGACAGGTTGAACCTGACCGAGCGGGCGGACCTGTTGTTCGCGTGGCACAGGAAATACCGGCCCCTTCAAGTTGGTTACGAGGAATACGGGCTACAGGCTGACATCCAGCACTTTGAAGACCGGATGGACAAGGAAAACTACCGCTTCAAGATTACCAAGTGCGCGGGCAAGCTGAAGAAAGAGGAACGGATACGGAGACTGATTCCAAGGAAAACTACCGCTTCAAGATTACCAAGTGCGCGGGCAAGCTGAAGAAAGAGGAACGGATACGGAGACTGATTCCTCTATTCGAGCAGGGCAAGGTTTACCTGCCGGACGTGTGCTGGCACACCGATTGCGAGGGGCAGAAGAAGGACTTGACCAAAGCATTTATCAACGAGGAATACCTGCCCTTCCCGGTCGCGCACCATGACGACATGCTGGACGGGCTATCCCGCATTGTGGATTTGGACGTGAAGAGCCCCGTCAAGCGGGCATTCAATAGAGGCCCGACGCAAACGAAAAACGCGATGCGTTGGTTGAGGCGATGAGTGGAATACAAAGAGGCCGTCGAATATCTTGGCGCTCCGGTGGAACCATCGAAGGACGAATTGAGAAACGGCTGGACGGCCGAAACCCTGACGGTTTACCTTGCCGAGCGAAAGATTGGTGAGGCGGCCCGTGTTCTCGACCGGCCAATTGAAAGACCGACACAAACGATTTGCCATAGGAGATGGTTGCGGCGATGAAACCCAGGCGCGGTTCGATAGTCCAAGCGGCGTGGTGGTTCGACGCCGACCAATCCATAGGCCGCGAGAACGCCAAACGGGAGATAAAAAAGCATTTCTACGACTTCTCCACCGGCTGCCGCGTCATTTTGGGGCCGATTGAGTGGGAAGAGGTTGACCCACTCTCTCCAAGAGTTCCAGAGCCGCCGAAGCATTTCCAGGGCAGTATCAAGGCCATGATCGGCACCGCCGTGGTTGTCGAGGAAATGTGCCAGGTTGCCGAAAACCGCCTCACCAACGAATTGAAACCCGAGCAGCTTCATCAAATGCGCCTTGCCACCAGGCGGGCGTGGGCGCAGATCGGCGGCGGCTTTCTCACGGATGAAGAGTGTGATGAGTGGATTAACAGGGAAGGCCCGGCGGCGGCGGTTTCTCAAAGTGGAACGATTCATTGAATGCTCTCATAGTATTCTGCGATAATCCAGTCAATCATTTCACTCACGTTTATACGGTCCACGACGACCAGCGAGGGAACTGGGTCCAAGTGGATATGTCATATGGCCGCCTTGTGGTGGCCGTAATCGGAGAGACGAAGACAGACCTCTTAAAGCAGTTCAGGGAACAGGGATTTCCGGTGTTCAGGAGAGAGATTCTTCCGAACACCTCACAGCACCGTAGTTGGTTTCCGGTAATGCCGATTTCGTGCGTTGCGTTCACGAAGCGGCTAATCGGGATCAACAATCCGTTCATCCTTACCCCCAAACACCTTTACTGCCACTTGAGAGGTGACTCATGCCGAGTTTTTTCAGTCCTCCAAAACCCCCTTCCCTACCTCCTCCGCCTCCTCCCCCACCGTCACCGGAAGACCCCGCAGTAGCCCAGCGCGCCCAGGCTTTACGCGAGCAGGAAAGGCTTCGCAGAGGACGCTCTTCGACTATCATCACTGGTGGTCAGGGTGTTCTCGGGGATACGGCTGTCAATCGCCCGGCCGGCGCCACTCTCTTGGGTGGTTAGTAGATGACCAAGGCCGACGACCTCCTCGACCTCTACACCGAACTAAAGTCGAGGAAGAGCCAATACGAATCGCATTTTGAAGACATCGCCCGTGTGCAGTATCCGAGACGGGGCGGTTTCTCCACTCCCATAACCGAGGGCGAGCGGCTTCAGGACGAGATATTCGATTCCACCCCGCAACAAGCCGCTAGGGCTTTGGCTAACGCCGTCGGGTCGATGACCATGCCGGAGGGGGAGCAGTGGGTATTCGTCAGGGCGGAAAACGACGAATTGAACAGGAACGAGGAAGCCCTGGCGTGGCTGGCGGATTCTGAGCGCAGGTTGCGCCGGGCGTTCGACAATCCGAAATCCAGGTTCCGAATTGCCACGTCGGAAGCGAGGCTCGATCTGGTGTGCTTCGGTACGGCCGCGACGTTCATCGGGGAAGGCCGGGACTTGAGGGGGCTGCTGTTCCAGACCCTTAACCCGAAAGACTTCTTCCTGCTTTCTGATGCGGATTACACGGTCGATGGATTGATCCTGAGACGGGATTTCACCGTTCGGCAGGCGATGCAGTTCTTCAAGGACAAGGCTTCCCAGGAAGTCAAGGATATGTTTAACGAGGAAAAAAGCCGTCTGAAGACGGTCGAGCATATCCACGTCATCATCCCGCGTACTGAGATGGGCTTCGGCTCGCTTTCAAAACAGTTACCGTATACGTCGATTTGGATTGACGTGCGGGCCAAGCAAATCCTGACCGAATCCGGTTTCAACGAGTTTCCGTTCGCCGTTCCGAGATGGGATACGACTTCTGGTGAGGAATGGGGCCGCTCGCCGGGGATGATTGCGTTGCCGGATTCAAACAGTCTTCAGGCCGTTGGCGAAACCATCCTCATTGCGGGCCATAAGAAAACAGAGCCGCCGTTGCTGGTCCCGAATGACGGAACATTCAATGCCGGCTACACCTTCCCCGGGGGGATCACCTATTACGATGCACAATTGGCTTCTGAGATGGGCCGCATTCCCATCGAGGCATTGGACACCAAGGGCGACCTACCTGTTGGCTTGGAGATTCAACAGAGCTTGCAGCAGATGGTTTGGAACGCATTCTACAGGAATGTTCTGGCCCTGCCGCCACCGCAAGGCACGCCGATGACCGCCACCGAGATCATGGCGCGCAAGGATGAGTTCCTTCGTGAGTTGGGGGAAGCGTTCGGGCGCATTGAATCTGAATTTACGGCCCCGATTGTCGAGCGTTCGTTCAACATCATGCTAAGGGCTGGCGCGTTCGCTCCAATTCCTGAAGCGTTGCAGGGCCAGAACGTCAGGTTTGAGTATGAAAGCCCGATTAAGAAAGTCCGAGAGCAAAACGAGGCTCTTGCCGCGAAGATGTGGCGCGTCGATCTGATGGAAACGGCTACGATGCGGCCGGAAGTCCTACACCTGCTGAACGCGGACGAATACGGCAGGTTCCAGCACACCGCAGGTGCGTTGCCGTATCAGATAATCAACTCCGCCGAGGCCGTGCAGCAGATTCGAGAACAAGAGGCCCAGGCTCAACTTGCCCAACAACAGGCCCAGGAAGCGATGATGATGGCCGAGGGCGGGAAGATGGCCGCCTCCGCCATGAAGGATGTCTCTCAAGCCATGAAGCCAGACAAGCCGGAGAAGAAAGCTGCCTAGTTTTTTAGCGCCTCGTCATACAAACAGCCTACGTGGCTCGGCGTTTAACCCAGAGGGTTCTGGTTACGACACTGAACGAGCCATCGCATCTGGCATGAAGCCTGCTGGCCCAGAAGCTGGGGAAAACGCTGGGCATATGGGTTCCGTTGTGGAAACAACACCAGCAGAACAGAGCAAGTTTAATTTGCCGCGTGAGAGTTTTCTGATTTTGAAGGGCGGGAAACATCCTACGTTTGATAAAGCCGTTGCCGGTGAGGCGGCGCGAGGATTTAAGGTAGTCAAGCGTGGTAGCCGTTTCTTTTCAGTCCCGCAGGATTTTAATGAATGAAAGACCCCTGGAAAGAACTTGAAGCCGCCGCCAAGACCTGCCCTCCGGGATACCTTAATTCCAAGCAGATGTTCGACGATTTCAGAACTGTGTTTTTCGGCACCGAGCAGGGCAAGCGCGTATTCAATCAAATCATGGAATGGGCTGGCGTGCTTAGGAACAAGGTGGTCAAGGGCGACCCCTACGCCACCTACATGCACCTGGGCGAGAGGAACATCGGAGCCCGCGTGTGGCTTGCCATAATTACAGAACCCAAGGAAAGACCGACGCAAACAGTGAGAAGGAGTAGAGTTAATGGCTGAATTAACCGCCGGGCCTGAATCGGCTCCGGCACCCGCACCAAGTCCAGTTCCACCGCCGGCTTCGGCACCGCCGGCTCCAACGCCGAGTCAGACGCCAGAACCGACGCCCCTGACGGCATCCACGCCGCCGCCGTTCGATTGGCGGGCGCAGATCAAGAGTGATGAAGGGAAAAAATTCGCGGAGAGTTCCACCGACATCGACCACCTTGTTCAACGTGGCCTGGATATGCGGTCGAAACTCTCGGGCGCATTATTCAAGCCGGGAAAAAACGCCAAACCAGAGGATATCGCAGCCTGGAACAAGGCTCTTAATGTTCCAGACACGGCGGACGGCTACAAATACGCCCCGGCCGAGGAATTCAAGGCCGAATATGAGGCCCCTGAAGCCCAGGAACGATTGAAAGCCTTCTATTCGCTCGCCCATCAGCACGGGGCCAGCGCCGAGATGGTCAAGGGCATCCTGGACTGGCGAAATGCCGAGATGGTCAAGGATCGTGAGGCCCAGGTTGCGGCAGACAAGAAATTTGCCGACGCCACCGAGACAGAAAACAAGAAATTGTGGGGGCCTGATTACGACCGCAACCACGAACTTGCCAACCGCTTCGTCGATAAGACCGCCGATACACCAGAGGACTTGGCGGCGTTCAAAAAGCTGGAAATGAAGGACGGACGGTTTGTCGGGGACCACCCACTAGTTCAAAGGATGTTTGCAAAGGCAGGCAGGATGACCAACGAAGACGCACTCGGCCCCGTTCCGATGACGGGCTCAGACATGGAAAGCGCCAAGGCCAAGCTGGAAGACCTGACGGCCCAACAGGCCGACGCTCAGGCCGCCGGCAAGGACGCCTTGGCTAAACAACTCGACGGCGAGATAATGAAACAGGCTGAGAGGATTTCCGGGAACCGGCCGTATGTCGGTCCCGAAATGTCATTCTAGGAAACTAGAATACCCGGGCGGCTCACCGACTACATGGCCCCGCCCAACGCAACCACACGACTGTAAGCCCCGCCCAAATTCCGTAAGGCCCGCTTCGGCGCTCTCCTGAAGGGATAAAGCGGCTCACTGAAAGTTCGTGCCCATTCAACCTCAACATAAGGTGAGGTAAATGAGCACTTCCGTTACGACTGCCTTCATCACCGCGTATGAAGCGAAGATGCACCTTACCTTCCAGCGCGAAGGCACTATGCTTTTGAGTGCCGTCCGTTGGAAGAAAGACGTGGTTGGCTCGACCGCCGTATTCCAGGTTCTTGGAACCGGCACGGCCACCACCAAGGCGCGTCACGGCGACGTTACGCCGATGAACCAGTCACACACTACCGCCACCGCCACTCTTGCCGACTTCTACGCCGGCGACTGGGTGGACGCGCTGGATGAGGCGAAGATTAACATTGATGAAAGAGACGCCATCATCCGCACGGGCGCAAACGCCCTTGGCCGCAAAATCGACGAACAGATTTTCACGGCCCTGGACGCTACGACTCAGACGGCGATCACTTGGACCGTCACCTCTGAGTTCAACGTTCGCAAGGCCCTTTTGGATATGGTGCAAGCCCTTTGGGCGAACAACATCCCGAACGACGGGCGTTGCTACGGCGCGCTAAGCTCGAAGGCTTGGGCTTTGGCGTCGTTGGTCCGCGAGTTCTCCAATAGCGACTGGGTTGACGCCGCCGGCCGTCCATTCACCGTGGGCGCTCCCGGCTTCAAGCGGTTCCGCGATTGGATGGGTGTCAAGTGGTGCATGCACACTGGAATCCCCAGCGTCGGCACTACCGGCGCGAAGCCGTTCGTGTGGCATAAGGATGCCATCGGATACGCTTCGGGCAAGCATCCGAAGAACTTCGCAAACCGTGGGTCAATCGTTGCCGACATCACCTGGCACGGTGACAAGGCGTCCCACTTTGTCGATCACATGATGAGTGGTGGTGCCGTTCTCATCGACGACCTCGGCGTTATCGAGGGCGCGTTGGATGACACGGCTTCGCTCCCCGTCATTGATTCAACGTCCGTCAGCTAAGGAGGAACAGACATGGCATACGCACGCGCTGGTTTGTCTGGTCCGCTTCAGCTCGGATTCGACAAACATCTCTACTACTACACCAGCACCGCCGACAGTATCGCTACCATCGTCGCTGCTGGTTACTTCAACAACTCGGACGACAATCTCCGCCTTGCTGCCAGCGATCTCATGGTTATCAAGGGATCGAACAACCTGGTTGCCACTGCGGAGTGCATCACCTCGACTGGTGGAGACGTTACCTTCTATGTCCTACCCGGACAGGATGGTTTCGTTGAAACCACGACTGGTGGCGCGTTATCCGTTTACGGCACGTCCTTCCTGAACTCGACGGCGGCATTCACTCTTCACACCGCCCCGATTCGGCCTGGACACCGGAAGAGCGTTGTCGCTCTCAGTGCGAACCCGACCCTGACCACGACTGGCGGGGCGAGTTTCGTTGGGGCGCAGACTACTAACATCATCACCTTCTCGGCGGCCTATGCGTCACTCGATTTGATGGCGCGGACTTCGACCGAGTGGGTTGTGCTCGGCGGGTCGCTCCTTGCCATCGGCGGCAGCGCCACTGGTGAGGCTTCCGTCAGAACCTCGTAAGAAAGGACCGATGGATAAAATAACTAATGTGAGGAAGGTGGCGTTTCTCGGAACGTCGCCTTCCTCACGGCATTTAGCCCCATTCGATAAGCCCGATTGGGAAGTCTGGGGCTGTGGACCGGGATTCCAAGACGAAGGCAAGCCGACGATGCCTGGGTTCCCGCCTATGCGGTGGAACAGGTGGTTTGAGCTTCACCCGATGTCCGATAACGACCCCGTGTTCGGGAGCGTTCAAGACCCGGGATATTGGGAATGGCTGATCAGGCAGAAAGAGAACCCTGTCTATTATAAGCCGCCTCTTTACAAGGATTTGCCGGGGAGAGAGTTTCCGTGGGACGAGATATTGGAAAAGCATGGCGGGTATTTCCTGGATTCGACGCCGAGTTGGATGATGGCGTTTGCTTACGATTATTTCCCAGACATCACCGATGTCGGGCTTTACGGAATCGACTTTTCTTCCATCCCGGAAAGACAGACCCAGAAGAAAGGTTGCTACCACTTCATCAGGTTGTTCAAGCTAAGAGGGACAAGGGTTCATATCCCACACGAATCCGACATGGCGTTTGAGCCGCTTCCTTATCCTGAAGAAGACCCGCTTCAGAAAAAGCTGAATTCCGATAAGCAATATCTGAGCGCAAAGCTGTTTGAGATCGTCTCCAGGAAGGAGAGCTTGCGTAATGGTATGATCGCTCAAGAGGGAGAAGAGTTGAAAATAAGTGGGGCGCTGTCTGAAATCGAGCATCTGCTGGGGAACAGAACAAGGGAAATTCCATGACGGACGAAACGCCGGTGGTGGTTGAAGCCGCGCCAAAACTCCGTCGCATAGCCATGATCGGCTGTGCGCCATCGACCAGGAACGAAGCGCCGTGGAACGAACCGACATGGGAGATTTGGAGCCAGTCGGAAGCATTTCAGGTTCCGAGACTGACTAGATGGTTCGAGTTGATGCCGCTCAACCGCCTGAAGGCCGAATACGCCGATTACTACAACTGGCTTACCAAGCTGGACAAGCCGCTTCACATGCGCCGGCATTACGACGAGTTCCCGGCTTCGATACCGATTCAGCGTGAAGCGTTCGAGCGCGAATACCCGTCTGAGTTCCTGTCATCGACCGTTGCGTGGATGATGGCCGAGGCCATAGACCAGCACGCCAGGGGCCAGCATATCGAGGCCATTGGCCTCTGGGGTTACGACATGGCTATGGACGCCGAGTGGTTCAGTCAACGGCCTGGAATAAAATTCTTCACTTGGGTAGCCCATAAACACAAGATAGCGGTCTATTTCCCGAACGGGTCAGACCTGGCAATTTCTCCGATGTCGTATCCGTTCTTCGCCGATGATCCAGAGTTGGCGAAGGTCAGGGCGAGGATGAACGACATACAAAAGAAGAGGGCTTTTGCCAGGTCTGAACTTCAAAAGAACGAGATGACCAATGAAAGATTGCGCGCTCAAATCAACTACTTCGGCGGGGCAGAGGAACAACTCATTTATGAGGAAAGGAGATTGACTGGTTCGAGAGTGCCGGTCTGACAGCATGAAACTAAAAAAGGGCAACGAAGCGGTTTCGGTCGATAAGGCCGGGACTTGGAAATACTGGGTCGAGGACGATGTTTCGGAAACAGACGCGGACGGGTATTTCGATCCCAGGGCCGGGGATTTATGCGATCCCAACCCGATACACATGATCGGCAGGAAGGCGACAGTCTACAAGGGAACGTATCAGGATTACGTCAGGGCCGAGTTCGAGGTGGTCGGGTTCAAGTGGGTTTACCACCGCCCTCCGACCCAGGACAACCTTGCTGGCGATAAAAAGCAGGTTCCCATCGTCAAGCGGACATCGGACTGGCTTCACTGGTCGAATGAAACCGGCTTCCGCCCGGCACCCGCCCTTGAAGTCCCGAAGTTCATCCGGGGCGACGGCGAGGTGAAGTGGAACCCAGGCAAGAAAGTCCACGAAGTCATCCTTAACGACGCCGTGGTGTTCGCGTCAGCGGACAAGGCCGAGGCCACGGCCGTTGCGCTAGGGAACAAGTCTCTTGCCGCGTGAACCGCGCTGGCTGGTCAAATGCTGCGGCGTAATTTATCCTGGCAAGTTCACACAGAAAACAATCCCCGTGTTTGCTCACTGTAACGAGTGGGAAGCACAAGGTATTGCCTCAAAGAAATTCCAGGCGACGGCGGCATACGTCGCCAACCCAGCCTTAGACCACTCGATTTCATTCAAGGCCAAGAGGTGCCGTCACGGGGACTGTGACCTTCATGCCCCGATAAATGCGGTTCTAGCTGAACGGTCCAAGGCCAGTGGGGCAAAACACTGGAAAGATTTTCTAAAGGAGTAACCCATCGCTACTTCATCGGTAGACATCGCTAACGGCGCACTTCGTAGGATCGGCGCCACCACCATTGCGTCTTTCACGGCTGGGACTGCGGAAGCCAACTTTATCAACGACCGTTACGATCCTATCCGCCTCAATCTTTTGGAATCCCATCCCTGGAACTTCGCAATCAAGACCAAGAAACTCGCTCAACTAAGCGCGACTCCGGTTGTAAGGTTCGATTTCTTCTACGCGCTTCCGTCGGATTTCGTGAGGGTGGTTGCGGTATTCGATAACGACGCCGGTACTGGGATTGTTGATCATGAAATAAAAGACAACAAGGTAGCGTGTAGTGCGAGCGAGGTTTGGCTTAAATACGTCTACGACGTGACCGACCCCAACGATATGTCCCCAAATTTCAGGGAGTGCTTGTCAGCAGCAATTGCCATAGAGGGCGCCATAGACCTGGCTCAGTCGTCTTCATTGCGAGAGGTCATGGAGAAATCCTTTGAGAAGGCGTTCAGACGCGCCCGCTCAATAGACGGCTCCTCAAACTTCCCGGAACGCCTCCCCCAAGGTTCATGGGCTACGTCGAGGCACGGCAGGGTCGGCGGACGCGGGATGCCGTGGTAGATGGCTCGCGCAACACCTCTCAAAGCCTCGTTTAATTCAGGTGAATTGAACCCGCGCCTAGCCGCCCGTTCTGATTTCGATAAATACAAGAACGGCTGCGAGGTTCTTGAAAACATGATTCCGCTGGCGGAGGGCGGTTCCATGAGGCGCCCGGGGACTCGCCATGTTGCCGAGGTTGCGGATTCGACTTCCGATACCCGCGTCAAGCGGTTCCTGTTTTCCACCACCCAGGCTTACGTTCTTGAAGCCGGAAACGAATATCTAAGGTTCATTCGTAATCAGGGTCAGATAGAAGCCGGGGACACTGACGGGGCATTTACGAACGGGGGCTTTACCGGCGGGTCTTCCGGGTGGACGAATATCTCCGCCGACAACGGCTCCATTGCGACATCGACCAGCGACAACTCACTCAGGCTCATAGTCCAGTCGTCTTCCGGCGTTGCCGGGGTGGAACAAACCATCACCGTTTCATCTTCTTTGGTGACGAACGAGCACATCGTAAAACTCAACGTCAAGGGCGTTCCCGGCCGGAGGGTGGAATTCGTCGCCGGCTCGTCTTCAACCCTTTCCGATATTTACTCGGCCACGTTCAAGTCGGTCGGATATCACGCGATACCGATGACGCCGAATTCTACAGCCATCAACTGCCGAATCAGACTGTTGGGAACAGATGCCGCGATAGCTGTTTCGTCGAGCGTCAACGCCCCTGATTACGATGTCAGGATAGACGATATCGAGCTTATCTCTGACGACATTCTTGAGCTTCAATCGCCGTGGCCGTCCTCGATTCTGTTCGAGGTCGAGGGGCCGCAATCGGCGGACGTTCTCTACCAATTTCACAACGACGTAGCCCCTTACAAGTTAACCAGGTCCGGTCATACAGAATGGTCGCTTGTCCGCCCGAAGTGGCTGGACGGGCCGTATCTAGACATCAACGCCACCGCTACTACCCTTTCCGTAAATTCTACCGATGGCAGGAATGTTCTGGTCACGGCCTCTGCCGTCACTGGAATCAATGACGACGTAGAGTTCGGGTCAAACGACGTTCACAGACTGTTGAGGATGTCCACATCGTCCACCCCGAACTGGGGATGGGCAATCGTCACCGCATCAACATCCACTACAACGGCCAGGGTTGACGTTCAACGGGACATTCCTTCGACTGGGGTTACGACAGAATGGAGACTGGGGGCGTGGTCGAGCGAAACCGGCTGGCCCGGGGTGGGGACGTTCCACCAGCAGAGATTGGTTGTCGCCAGGACAAACGGTCAGCCTCAGACCAAGTGGTATTCCCAGACGGCGGATTTCGAGAATTACCAGCCCGACAGCGCTTCGTCTTCTGGGCTTTTCAACGCCACCGTGGAGGACGACGATGCGATGTCCTACACGATTTCTGCCGACGACGTTGATGCAATCGAGTGGATGACCGCAGGTACGCGGTTGCAGATCGGCACACGCTCCGGCGAGTGGGAAGCTACGTCGGAAGGTTCTGTTATCACCCCGACCGATATCAATGTTCTCCGCCACACGAAAATAGGCTCGGCTCGGATTCAGCCGGCCAGGGTCGGGCACGTCACGCTGTTTGCTCAAAGATCAAAGAGAGACGTTGAAGAGCTTGCGTTCTCGTTCGAGGTTGACGGGCTTGTGGCGAACCCGATGACCCGCCTTGCGAAGCATATAACGGTTGGGGGTATTAAAGAGTTCGGCTACCAGCAACAGCCTCATTCCCTGGTCTGGATACCTAGGAACGACGGGCAACTGCTGTGCCTCACCTACAGGCGGGACGAGGACGTGGTTTCATGGTCGCGTCATATCATGGGCGGGGTGTATTCGTCTTCGGTCGCTCCCGGGCATCCGGTGGTCGAATCCGTTACCACGATTCCGGGCTCCACGGCCTCTGGACAGACACAGGATTCCATCGACCGGGACGAGGTATGGCTGGTCGTCAAGCGGACGATAAACGGCTCCACGAGGCGATACATAGAGTTTATGGAGGGGGATTGGGAGGACGGGGACGACCAAGAGGATGCGTATTACTCAGATTCCCTACTGACCTATTCAGGTTCTTCAGTTTCTTCCATTACTGGGTATTCTCACTTGGCGGCCCAGACGGCGAAGATATTTGCTAACGGGGCTATTCAATCGGACAAAACCGTTTCATCTTCAGGGGTCATTACACTAGACGAGGCCTCGACCACTGTTCAAGCGGGCCTTGGCTACACTCACATCATGAAGACGTTCAAGTTCGACGCCGGTTCGGTGTTGGGAACGGCCATAGGGCAGACCAAGCGCATACGCGAAGTCACCTACGTTCTCGACAACTGCCTGACATTGGAGGCCGGAGCGTCTTCGAGCGATCTAGTGCATAAGGACTATCGAGAGGTTGCTGACGCGATGGACAACGCTCCCGATATGTTTACCGGAGAGGATAGGCTTGCCGTGGGAAGGGGCTGGGGAACCGACCCCAGGATTTACGTTGAATCCGACGACCCGTCTCCGTTCACCTTATTGGCGGTCATTCCTACGATAACCGTGAATGAGCGCTAGTCCTATTCTAATACCGTTCGAGCCGTTTCATCTGAATCATTACACGCCAGGCTTGATGGATAAAGTCACCCTTGCCGACATGGACATAACGGCGCTTTCAAGAAACTGGGAAGGCAGGGCCGTTTCGGCAATCTTGAATGGTCGAGTGATCGGCATAGCTGGGATTGGAAAGGTCCGCGACGGGGTGGGAAGGGGATGGGTGTTTCTCAGCGATGAAGCCAGGAAACACCCCATTTTCCTGCACCGAACCGTCAAGCGCGGACTCGACCTTGCCTTCAAAGAGCTTGGCTTGGAGACGATAGAGGTTGCTGTTGAAGATTGTTTCGAGACAGGGATTAGGTGGGCCGAACGCCTGGGGTTTGAATATCATGGGCGCAAGATTCGCGCCGAAGGAAAAGAGTTTCTAAGGATGACCAAATGCCTCTCCCAACAGCAGCTTTAGCCGGGTCTATCGGCGGCGCGAAAGGCGCGTCTCTCCCCGCGCTTAGTCTGGGGAATTTCCTTGTCGGGGCTGGGTCTCTCTTTGGTGCCGTATCTTCCATGCAGGCTGGCCGCGCCGCGCAGCAAAACTCCGCAATGCAGGCCGAGCTATTCCGTCGCGAAGCCGAACAGCGCCGCCAAATCTCTGAACGTGACGCCGAAGCCTTCCGCCAGCGCCAGTCCAGGCTACAGGGCACGCTCCGGGCCAGGATAGGCGGCTCCGGGGTGACGATGGAAGGCACGCCGCTGATGGTTGCCGAGGACATAGCGGCAGAGTCTGAATTACAGCGTCTTCGCATCCT